CCACAATATTATTGTTGAGGCACGTCCAGATCTTTCTAGAGAAGCATTGCTGTTTGCTCCTGGAGAATCACAAGACGTTGTATTTGCTGACGCAGGAGACTATAACTTCTTCTGTGGTCCTCACCAGGGCGCAGGTATGACTGGCGTAGTTCATGTGGAATAAGGATTACATAACCAAAGAACAAGCACAGGAGATGATTGACGATGCAATACGAAAGCATAATCGTAACGCTGGAATTATTAGTATGTGTGTTGGCTGGATTGTTCTCGCACTTTTTGCTGAAGGTTTACTTCGACTTGTCGGAGTGATCCCTCCACTATTACCTTGGTTAAAGATAACACTATGATGAGCGGATTATTTGTATTTGCATTTATCACACTAATGGTGATTGCCATGGAGATAACATGGTCGGTGAAAAATAAAGGAACTTTTAAATGACTCTAGCACATGTCCTACTTTACGGATCACTACCCTTTATATGTGCCACCGCATATTTCGGGTACAGAAAAGGTGAAAATAACTATTATGAAACTGACGCCTACGGAGGAAATGGAACAGCGCATTAAGATGAGGTATGCGTTTGCCATGTCATCATTCGGTAGAATGTTTCGACCAGATCATATTACAATGGAGATGAGATCTATATGTATGTCATGGTCTCAAGACATAGATACTATTACACCCTCTCGATCTGACTTGTACGAAGTTGATCGATACTTCCTGGAGTTATGGAAAAAACGATATGAATCTGAACCTGAATCTAATTGAAAAGTTAAGACATGAGATCTATATGTTGAAACTCGAAAATAAGCAGCTTAAGTTAAGTCTCGAAGAAGTAAATAGTAATTGGGTACATCCCAAATCTTGCCTTCACAATGAAGACCCATGGAAAAAGTTTCTAACGTAAGAGTCACAGGTTTTTTTATATTCAGTTTTGTAGCACTGTTTGTAGTATGGGGGTTGGGTAATGCTTATCCTTATTAGATATACGATGGAACATCAGTGGAGTTTAGGTCTCCTATCAATGATCTTAATAGTAGTTCCTATTATAGGAATGGATCTCGTTCATAAATATGGGTGGGAACATTGGGAACCATTCGCGAGGAATCATAAATGAATCCAGTAATTTTAATCGGTTGTTTTACACCACTGGTTATTATTTTTTTAGTAATGAAACTCGCCGTATGGGTATCTGCAGTTAATACAGAAAGCTCTTATGTCGGAAAAGAACCTCTACGAAAACGAGGACCCTTCGTGGCAGATGCATATGCAGACGTTGATGAAGAGGAAGAGGAATATGGAGATCGCACAGATTATCGATGAAGCGATTAATGAATACTATTCGCTTCAAGGTAAGCCTGTTCCAAATTGGAGGTATATAAAAGATGTTGATTGGTGGATTGAATATTTAAAAGATTTAGGAATTGACCCTAGAAACCCATGAAATTTGAATTAGATATGGATGACTATACGATCATCCTTAATGCATTACACTACTACAAGAAAGTTGAGAAGCGAGGAAACTTCAAGCAGTATAATGATGAGCGTGTCAATAAGTTAAGAGATAAAATGTCTTATCAATTAATTCCTAGCGCAGAAAGTTGGAAATGAATTTATTATTACGTCCTTTAGATAATCCAGATGATCCTGTGTGGTCAGTAATTATTATGGTAATCCTTGCTGTGGTTGGTGCGGTTTATACCATCATATACATACTAGGAATAGATGAGAGGGAATCCCATGGGAGCATTGACACCACCAAGCAGGAAGAGTTGCTACAACTTCCGAGTGACGGAGATCAACCGTGTCCTTGATGGTGATACTATTGATGTTACTATCGACCTCGGGTTTGATTTATACAAGAAAGAAAGAGTTAGAGTTGCTGGAGTTGATACGCCAGAGAAGAGAACGAGAAATCTAGAGGAGAAAGCTCTTGGAATCGACGCAACCAACTGGCTCAAAGAAAAACTCGAAGGCACGTTGGCTGGTGATGATGAGTTGTCTGTTAGGACTGAACTTGTTGGTGGCACTGGCAAATATGGGCGTCTTCTGGGTTGGTTATACATCGGGGATGACACAGTGTCACTCAACGAACAAATGATCACAGAAGGTTATGCTCACGCATACGATGGTGGCACCAAGGATATGAATTTAGAAGCACTACGAGAGATAAGGAGAAAACATGGAACCCTCATCTAAAGAAAATGAATGGTATTGTACCATGACATTAGGAATCGATGAAGTCCGATGTCTGTATGATCACTATGATTATTCAATTAAGATGTGGCCAGGTTCCCCTGCACGTCCTGCTGAAGAACAAGTTCTTCTGGATATAATGAAGAAGAGAATGTTTGCTATGATGGCAGAATACAATTTTACGGAAATGTAGACAATACACAAATTGTTAGTATTCTTTACACGATTTTTACCTACATAGTCCTATAATACTTTGTAGCGTAGTGTAACACAATGCTCGGACTCTATGTATTAATCACTTGTTTTATTCTACTTGTAGCATATGCAGGTATGGAAGAAACGGTGCGTCTATTCGCGTACATTGATCTAGTAATTAGATATCAATGGGTTAAATTTAGAATGTTTATGATGAGGCGTAAATTAGAACAACAACTCATAAAGGATCTACCTGATTACAATAAACTCATAAAGGAATTAAAAGATGACCAACGATAAGGAACTGTCGGATCTCAAAATTGAGAGAAAAGAATGTCCTAAATGTGGTGCTGCTTGGATTAACGGCAAACATGTGTTTAGAGGTACTGCTGCCTCTTACGACAAGAGTGAACTAGACCTTGCTGGTTTGGTTTGCAATAAACTAGGTGACGAAACATGCATCAATCCTAGGAAAGGACAAGATGGTGGAACTACCTGGGAATATAGGTCTGGATACATTGATGGTGTGTACTCCGCAAAGAAAAAATCAATGGAAGAAATGCGTGATCAATTTGGAGATCTCTAAATACTAGTGGTGAACTAGTTTTCTTATGGCAACCGATCAGATTTATCTTGGTAATCCGCTTCTAAAAAAAGCAAATGTCAAGCAAGACTTTACCAAAGAACAAATTGCAGAGTATGTAAAGTGTGCTCAAGATCCAATATACTTTACAAAAAACTATGTAAAAATTGTTTCTCTTGATGAAGGTCTGGTGCCATTTAAGATGTGGGACTTCCAAGAGGAGTTAATTAAAAAATTTCATAGAAGTAGATTCAACATTGCGAAGCTACCTCGTCAGACTGGAAAGTCTACGACGGTGGTTTCGTATTTGTTGCATTATGCGTTGTTCAACGATAGCGTAAACATTGGTATCCTTGCTAACAAAGCAAGTACGGCAAGAGATCTACTTGGTAGATTACAAACAGCATATGAGAATCTACCGAAGTGGATTCAACAGGGTGTGGTATCATGGAACAAAGGTTCTATGGAGTTGGAGAATGGCAGTAAGATATTGGCAGCTTCTACATCTGCAAGTGCTGTCCGAGGTATGTCGTTTAACATCATCTTCCTCGATGAGTTTGCGTTCGTACCAAACCATATTGCAGAGTCGTTCTTTGCCTCTGTTTATCCTACTATTACTTCTGGTAAGTCAACGAAAGTAATTATCATCTCTACCCCACAGGGTATGAACCACTTCTATAAGTTGTGGACTGATGCACAGAATGATAGGAATGGATATACCTGGCATGAGGTACACTGGTCGCAGGTGCCTGGACGTGATGAGAACTGGAAAGCAGAAACAATTAAGAACACGTCCGAGAGACAGTTCACACAGGAGTTTGAGTGTGAATTTCTTGGATCTGTTGACACACTAATCTCTGCTGCTAAACTGCGAGCACTGACTTTTATTGATCCCATCTCTACAAACAAGGGACTTGACATCTATGAAAAACCAACAACCAACGGGGAATATATTATTACGGTGGATGTTTCTCGCGGTATTGGGGGAGATTACTCTGCTTTCATTGTTTACGATATTACTACAGTTCCATATAGGATAGTAGCAAAGTATAGGAACAATGAAATCAAACCGATGTTGTTTCCCAATGTCATTAATGATGTTGCCAGAGGATATAATAATGCATGGGTTATGTGTGAGGTAAACGACGTAGGGGACTCTGTGGCGTCGATTCTAAATTATGACCTTGAGTATCCTAATGTGCTTATGTGTGCCATGAGAGGGCGAGCAGGGCAGATTGTAGGGCATGGATTTTCTGGATCTAAAACACAGCTTGGTGTCAAGATGAGTGTTACCGTGAAGAAGGTTGGTTGTGCTAACCTCAAACAAATTATTGAAGATGACAAACTTATCTTTAATGACTACGAAATTATATCAGAACTTACCACGTTCATTCAGAAGAAGCAATCCTTTGAAGCTGATGAAGGATTCCATGATGACTTGGTAATGTGTATGGTAATCTTTGCTTGGTTAGTCCAACAAGATTACTTCAAAGAACTTACTGATAACGATGTTCGTAAACGTATCTACGATGAACAAAAGAATCAGATCGAACAAGACATGGCACCATTCGGATTTATTACCACAGGTCTAGAAGGTGATGAAGGATTTGTAGAAGATGGATCTCATTGGGAGTATGGTGATACACAGGAAGATGTATCATACATGTGGAGTATCTAATGAACGTAGAAGATATGTTCGATCTAGGTACTGTTCTTTTCCAACAAAGAAAGTGTAGAGCTTGTGGAAAAACTAAAGATTTAACTACAGATTTCTATAGGTCTAGACCAGACAGGACATCTTTGTCTGCGTGGTCCTATGAATGTAAGGACTGTACCAAACAAAGAGTAACGAATAAAAGAAGAAAATATAAGGAAGATATCTATCCAGACTGGTAAAGGGTTCGTGCATTGTTTCCCCACTTGAACTTTCCAAAAATCTAAATACCTATAGATCAAATTTGGTTACTCAAGGAGAAAATACATGGCAAGTCAAGTCTCGCCTGGAATTAGATTAAGAGAGCGTGACCTATCTAATGCTGTTGTCGTAGGTGCATCGGAGATTACCGCTGCTCACGCATCAACTTTCCGTAAAGGTCCGATCGGAAAGGTAGTGAATATTTCATCACAGAAAGAATTAATTTCAGTTTTCGGTGCTCCCACCGACGCAAACGCCGAGGACTTTTTCGTAGCATCGGAATTCCTAGGATACGGCGGTCGCCTAGCAGTCGTTCGTGCTGCTACTGGCGTAAATAGTGCATCCGTAGCTGGCGGCACAGTTGTAGTCAAGAATGACGATGACTGGGCAGCAGGTAATGGTGCAGGCAACATGCTAGTTGCAAGAACACCTGGTACATATGGCAACGCACTTAAAATTGTTACTGTTGACCGTGGTGCTGACCAGCTGGCAACATTGACCGCAGCACCTGCAGGACTCGCTGTTGGTGATACAGTCACGTTCACTGGTGGTAAGAAAGCAGTCGTATACGGATGGGATGCTGGAACACTTACTGCTTCACTAATTCTGGATGATCCTAACACCAGACTAACAACTGCTGATAGCATCGACACACCTGATACTGGTGTTGTTTCAGGTCTTACTGCAGTCACCGCTGGTGGTACTCTTTATGAGACCGCATCTGCTGTTGCAACATCTGGTGGATCTGGTACTGGACTTACCCTAGACCTCACAGTTTCTGCAGGTCTTCCTCTAACACTAAATGGTGGTGCTGGTGGTTCTTCCTACGTTACAGCAACTGCTCAAGCAACCACAACTAATGGTACTGGTAGTGGACTCACTGTTGATATCACAGCTGCTGGCGGTTCTATCGTTTCTCTCGCAATCAATGCCCCAGGTAGTGGTTATGCAGTAGGAGACACGATCACCGTTGCTGGTGGTGGTAACGACGGTGGCGGTTCTATCGCTACTGTACGTGGTGGCGTTACTAGCGTTGCCGTAGCAGCAGGTGGATCTGGATACGTTAGTGGCGATACAATCACAATTGCTGGCGGTGGCGCAGACGCAACCGTCGATATTGCATCCGTAACTGATACTGCAATCACAATCACTACAGTCAAAGATTGGTACACCAACACTCTAATCCCTGGCACAAGTCTAACACTTGGTGCTATCGGTCCTCGTCCTGGTACTTCCCAGTTCGCTGCTGACAGAGGTGTTTCTTTTGACGAAATGCACTTCGCAGTTATTGATGCTGATGGATCAATTTCTGGCGCAGCAAATACTGTACTAGAAAGAGTTCTGTTTGTTTCCAAACTGTCTGACGGTAGAAACACTGAAGGCGCTGCTAACTTCTACAGAGATGTAATCGAACAGCAATCAAGCTTCTTCTTTAACGGCACAGTAATTCCTGCTGGAACACAACCTGCATCTGCTGGTGGTGGTACTTCACTAGATCAACCTTCTGCATCTTCTGCTGGCAAGTTGCTCCTAGTTGGCGCAAAAGCATGGACCCTAACTGGTGGTGCTGACGACTACGTATACACCCCTGCTGAAATTGAAGCAGCATTTGATGAGTTCTCTGATACAGAACTAGTTCCTAACCTGAACTTTGTTCTAATGGGTGGTTCGCTCGCTACCGAAACTGACACCAAAGCAAAAGCAAATAAGGTTATCAGTATCGCAGCAGCAAGAAAGGATTGCATCGCATTCGTTTCTCCACACAAAGGCAACCAAGTTGGAACTGCTGGCGCACTAACTGCGATCCAGCAAAGAGAGAACACTCTCAACTTCTTTAACGGCATGACTTCTACGTCATACGCTGTATTTGATAGCGGTTACAAGTATTTCTACGACCGCTTCAATGACAAGTATCGCTACATTCCTTGCAATGGCGATATCGCTGGTCTGTGTGTTGCTACTAGTAGCCTCCTCGATGACTGGTATTCCCCTGCTGGTGTCAACAGAGGTTCCCTCCGTAACGCTATCAAACTAGCATACAATCCAAGCAAGGCAGACAGAGACGAACTTTATCAGTCCAGAGTCAACCCTGTTGTTGTATTCCCTGGTAGTGGCGTCACTCTGTTTGGCGACAAGACTGCACTTGCATCACCTTCTTCCTTCGATCGTATTAACGTTCGTCGCCTCTTCCTCAATGTTGAGAAGAGAATTGGAGATCTTGCCAAGACAGTTCTATTTGAGCAAAACGATGCGACAACCCGTTCTTCATTCCTAGCAGCTGCAAGCAGCTACATGTCCGAAGTTCAGGCACGTCGTGGCGTAACTGATTTCCTCGTGGTATGTGATGAGTCCAATAACACCCCTGACGTAATTGATCGTAACGAGTTTGTTGCAGAACTATTCCTGAAACCAACTCGCTCTATTAACTACATCACAGTTACATTCACAGCAACGAAGACTGGCGTCTCGTTCTCTGAAGTAGTCGGTTCCTGATCAAATATCCATAGAGGCAAAAACAATGGCTGGTATTAATTCTTTTATTTCAAAAATTGGTGAAGGCGTCAAGCCTAATATGTTTATGGTGAAGATTCCTTTCCCAGGTGGACAGGAAGATGCAGATGTAAATCTACTCTGCAAATCCACAGCACTCCCAGCATCTAACCTGGGAGTGATTGAGGTTCCTTTCAGAGGAAGAACAGTTAAGATCGTTGGTGATCGTACATTCGACACCTGGTCTGCAACCTTCTTCAATGATAAGGAAATGAAGATCCGTGGTAAGTTTGAGACTTGGTTGGCTTCGATGAACGCTCACGAAGCTAACAATGCACCTCTCTTCACACCTAGTGAAGCAGATCCTGGTTACATGAAGAAGATGATTGTCCAACAATTGAGAAAGGACAGCAACCCAACCAATGACGATGGTACTGGCGCAACAATTCTTCGCCAGTATGACCTCCACTATGCATTCCCAACTAGCATCTCCCAGATCGATCTTGCTTATGACAGCAACGATCAGATTGAAGAGTTCACAGTTGAGTTCCAGTATTCTTACTGGACAGCAACGTCTGGAGAGAAAGCGTTCAGTTCAGATGTAAAGGGATGATTTTCTGACCTGATAAATAGTATTATCAGGTAATCAGATCGATTAATTATGAGTCAACTATTTGGTTTTTTAATCAAAGACGGCGGGGGGAATAAGGGACAATCCCCTGTTCCCCCTAATAGTGATGACAGCGTAGCCACCGTAGCAGGTGGTTATTTTGGTACATATGTAGATGTTGAAGGCGTCTCCAAGAATGAGTATGAACTACTCAAGCGATATAGAGACATGTCGCTACACCCAGAGGTAGACACCGCAATCGATGAAATTGTAAACGAGTTTGTTGTCAGTGATGCTGACGATGCACCCGTTGAAATTGAATTGTCAAATTTAGGTATGGGTGCAGGGGTCAAGAAGAAGATCCGTGATGAGTTCGATCACATCTTAAAGATGCTGAATTTTGACAAGAACGCTCACCAGATTATTCGGAATTGGTATGTGGATGGTAGGGTATATTACCACAAGGTCATTGATCTTGAAAACCCAAAGCAAGGAATTTTAGAACTACGAAACATTGATGCAGTCAAGATTCGTAAAGTTCGTCAAAAGATTGTTAATCCAGAAGTAGCAGCAAATCCTCAAGCAGTCAAAGGTACTGCACTTGCATATGACTGGGGTGATTATGTAGAGTATTACATTTATCAACCAAAGGGTTTCTCTGGTTCGATGACGATGCCACACAATAGTGCATCAGATTTCTCAACCAATAATGGAATCAAGATTGCTTCAGACTCTATCGCCACAGTAAACTCTGGCGTTATGGATCTTAACAAGAAGTACAGTCTGTCCTTCTTGCATAAAGCAATCAAGTCTCTCAATCAACTCCGCATGATTGAAGATAGTCTAGTTATTTACAGACTATCAAGAGCACCAGAACGTAGAATCTTTTATATTGACGTTGGTAATCTCCCCAAAGTTAAAGCGGAGCAGTACCTACGTGATGTCATGGCACGTTATCGTAACAAGCTTGTATACGATGCTAGCACTGGCGAGATTCGTGACGACAAAAAGCATATGAGTATGCTTGAGGATTTCTGGTTGCCCCGTCGTGAAGGCGGTCGTGGTACAGAAATCACAACTCTACCTGGTGGTCAGAACCTAGGCGAGCTTAAGGACGTTGAGTATTTTAGAAAGAAACTATACAACTCTCTGAATCTCCCACCCTCTCGTCTCACTGACGACAACAAAGCATTCAACCTTGGTAAGTCTACAGAGATCCTACGCGATGAACTGAAATTTAGTAAGTTCATTGGTCGTCTCCGTAAACGTTTCTCTCGTTTGTTCCATGACATTCTTAAGACTCAACTGATTCTCAAGGGCGTTATCGCTCCTGAAGATTGGGAGGACATGGAAGAGCATATTCAATATGACTTCCTGTTTGACAATCACTTCAATGAGTTGAAGAAACAGGAGATGATGATGCAACGCATCACTCTCGTTACACAAATGGATCCTTTCGTTGGTAAGTATTTCTCCACAGAATACATCCGTCGTCAGGTTCTCATGCAGACCGAGAAGGAATACAAAGAAATCGATAAGCAGATGCGTGTTGATATTGACAGCGGTATGGTAATTGACCCTGTTGATGTTACATCTATGGATATGATGGATCGTCAAAACGATGCTTTCAAACCTGAACTAGATGCACAGTCTGCGGAAGACGATGCTACTAGAGAACTAGACAAGGCAAAGGAAATGGAGAAGCTAAAACCTGCTGCTTCGCCTGCAAAACCTAAAGCTGATAAATAAAATATAACTCTTGATTATAATATGGACACACCATTAGAGTCTGAACTCGTTGACATTGTTGATTTGATTGCTGACAAGAAGCGTGGCGATGCGTTAGATAAGATTAACGATTATCTATACGGCAAAGCACAAGACGTTATTGATCAGTACAAGCAAAGTGTAGCATCTAGCTACTTTGATGAACCTACAGATACTCCAGAAGAATGAAACTCATTACAGAAAACATTGAGGAGGTCAAACTTTTGACCGAAGAAAAAGACGGTCAAAAGTGTCTCTACATTGAGGGTGTATTCCTCCAATCGGAAGTAAGAAACCGTAACGGAAGAGTATATCCATTTTCTGTTCTGGAAAAAGAAGTAGGTCGTTATAATGAAGAGTACGTATCGAAAGGTCGTGCGCTAGGAGAATTAGGTCACCCCGATGGTCCTACTGTAAACCTTGATCGTGTATCCCACAGGATCACAACACTCAAGGCTGAAGGTAATAACTTCGTGGGCAAGGCAAGAATTCTTGACACACCAATGGGCAACATTGCCAAATCTCTCCTTGGTGAGGGTGTGAAACTTGGTGTTTCTTCTCGCGGCATGGGTAGCATTGATAAGCGTGAAGACGCTAATTATGTTATGGATGACTTTATGCTTGCGACTGCTGCTGATATCGTAGCAGATCCTTCTGCCCCTGATGCATTTGTAAACGGCATCATGGAAGGAAAGGAGTGGGTATGGGACAACGGTCTCCTAAAAGAGAAAACAGTTGCTAAATACCAGGGATACATTAGTGAATCATCCAAGAAAGATTTGGAAGCGAGGACTCTAAAAGTCTTTGAACACTTCCTGTCAAATCTCTAACTTAATAAATAATCATAGAAATAGCTATAGAAATTCAAGGGGAAACTCACATGTCAGATATGTTAAAGGAAAAATTTGAGGAGTTTGTAACTGAATCAGGTCTAGTTGTTGAAGCTGGCGATCCAATGCCAACAGTATCTGCAGCAGTTATTCCTGGTGGTGGCGGTTACGAAGCGTCTAGTCAGTCCAAGACCGAAGTCAACTCCAAAGCTGGAGCTGGCGAAGGTAAGGCTACTGTAGGCACCGACGCTGTTAACGGTTACGGAGCTCAACAGTCAGTCACCGATAACGGTGGTCCACGTCCAGACGGAAACGATGAGGGCGAGGATAATCCTGGTGCTAAAGCATCTGCCCCTGTTGGTGCTAAAGGCGCACAGAGCGATGGTACTGCACAGACCTCTAGCATCAACGATGCTGGCGACCAGGGCAAGACTGTTACCGTTGGTGCTGATGTAGCATATGCAACCAGCACTGGTCCTGATGTAACATATCCCATCAAGCCTTCCTTTGAATCCCTTGACATGAGTGCAGATGTTGCAGCACTCACCGAAGGAACAGAACTCACTGAAGAGTTCAAAGAAAAAGCAACAACAATTTTTGAAGCAGCAGTCAAATCCAAACTATCTGAAGAGTGGGCAAAACTCGAAGAGCAGTTTGAGACTCGTGTCTCCGAGCAAGTAACATCTGTTAAGGCAGAACTTGCAGAAGAGGTAGGTGGTACTATCAAGTACGCCATTCAAACATGGTTGGAAGAGAACCAAGTATCCATCGATCGTGGTATTCGTAACGAAATTACTGAAGACTTCATCGCTGGACTCAAGAATCTCTTCCAAGAACACTACATTAATATTCCCG